AAGGTGGTGCATCAAGGCGGAGCCATGATCAACCCGAATATCGCTAGTAAAGTCTTTCAAATTTTCTCACAAATGGCCAAAACCAACTTCTCTATTGCTGTAGATGAGGACAATGTCAAGGATTTGAGCACGACGGAATGGCGCATTATCCAAGAAGTCGGCTATGGGGAGTCCAATAAAGAAATTGCAGCCAAGCTCTTTCTATCAGAAGGGACAGTCCGAAATTACCTGTCAGGTATCCTAGCCAAGCTCAACTTGCGCGACCGAACCCAGCTGGCTATCTGGGCTGTGCAGACTGGGGTTACCCAGAGAGATTTTAGTAAGGAAAGCGACAAATGAAGTGGAGACTGAGACATTTGGCCCTACTGGTTGTCCTGATCATATCTGTTGCTCTGGCTTTTGTCTTTTGGGCTTCAGCTCAGGAAAAAGTCCTGCGTATCGGGATCTATGCTGGCTCTAGCTGGGATGTGCCTAACAGCCGCGAAAACAAGGTCTTGGACAGCCTGATTAAAAAATTTGAAAAGACGCATCCTCATGTCAAGGTCGTCTACGAAAGCGGTATTCCCAAGGATGATTATGCTGACTGGCTGGCAGAGCAAGTCTTGAAAGGCGAGCAACCAGATCTCTTTATGGTGCCAGAAAACGACTTTAGCATGTTGGCTTCGACTGGCGCGCTTAAATCCTTGGATCCCCTCCTAACGGATGATAAGCGAAAGGCTTTTTATCCAGTGGCTTATGAAGCTGGGCAATATCAGGGAGTCAGCTATGCTCTTCCAGTCGAGAGCAATCCCATCATGATGTGTGTCAATAAAGACTTGCTCGAAAAAGAAGGAATTAGCATTCCTGAGTCAGGCTGGACTTTAGAGGATTTCTATGAGATTTGCAAGAAAGTAACCAAGGATACCAATGGCGATGGTGTGGTGGATCAGTACGGTATAACAGATTACACTTGGCAGCAGGCTCTGGTAGCTTACGGCGGCCATCTTACCGATAAATCCGGTATCACTGTGGACAGCGCAGAGATGCACCAAGCCTTGGCCTTTATGAGCAAGCTAGATATGCTCAGCCAGCACTATAAGGTGACTTCTAATGACTTTGATGAGGGGCGGGTGGCCTTCTATCCTATGAGTCTGGCTCAGTATCGGACCTACAAGCCTTACCCTTACCATGTTGCCAAGTATTCTAGCTTTTCTTGGACCTGTATCCCGATGCCGACAGCCAATAGCCAGGTGATGGGAACACAGGTTAAGACCTCGCTCTTTGCCATGTCTTCCAATACCAAGCAAGAGAAGCTGGCTTGGGAATTTATGCTCTTGCTGTCACAGGATAAAGAAAGCCAGCAGGTTTTGTTTGAAAAATCGCAGGGGACCTCAGTTTTACCATCTGTGGTGAAAAGTCAACAGGCTAGAGAAATCTTACAGGCCGATGATTTTGGCTTGGATTCCTTGACTTCTGAGAGGCTAGACCACATGATGAATCGCTCCATCATTGACATCAGTCTGGAAGTGGACCGTCATACGATGGATCGGATGGACTATCTGATTCAAAATGCTATGCAGAATCAAGAGATTGACAGTGCCTTGCCGAGCATTCAAAGAGAAATAGAAAGCGGAAAATAATCTGCTTTCTTTTTGTTTGCTCTGAAAGTAGTCAGAATTAAAAAAACAATAATTTTACTATCCTTAATTGAAATGTAGGTTACTAAAATTATTTATATTTTCCACTTGAAGACAATGTCCTCAGCTGTTACCTGAACCTTGTTTATAAGCCCTCTAACAAGTACCTTTTGATTTTCGTAGTCCATTGAAAAGACTTTCTCAGCGTTTAGCAGTTTCCTCATATCAGCCTTTCTTTTGTTCTTCCTGAGCGCTGGATCGTTTTCCAGTTCAGTCTCAAGAGTAGCCCTCATGCTTATAAATTCAGCTGACTTGCTCTGTAATTCTTCAAGTGTAATGCGGTCATCTATGTATAGATCGTTGAGTCTGCTCAGTTTCTTTGATAGCTCCTCTATTTGTTTCTTATAGCTCTCACGGTCTATGGTCTCAGCATTGTCTCCTGAAAATATTTTGTCCAGGTAACCAGCGTCATCTTGTAACTTGCTGATTTCTTCTAGCACATAGGCCTCTAGCTTGTCTTTGTAGTAAAATCCTGAGTCACACTTTTTATTGTCGTTGTAGGTAGTAACGCCTCTCAGCGTTCGTGGGTGCCTTTGATGGCATTCATATTTTTTTAACCTGCTCCCATCTTTCCTCTTTACACCTAGCATGATTTTTAAAGGAGCGCCACAATATCCACATTGGGCGATACCGGACAGAATGTACTTAGCTTGGAATGGTCTAGGATTGACATTCTCTGCTGCTGTTCTTTGTCTGATTTTCAGCTCTTCTTTTGTCTTGTTATAAACTTCCTCTGTAATTATCGGCTCATGATTACCTGGATAAACTTCTCCCTTAAACTGATTGAAACCACAATAGACAGGGTTATCTAGTATAGCCCTGACAGACCGATAGCTCCAAGGCACATGCTTTGGGTATTGCTCATTTAGATCATCTCTCAGCTTAGTAATTGATCTCCCTCTCAGATAACTCTCAAATATAAACTTAATAGCTAGAGCCTGGGCTGGATTGATAGTAATAGTTCCTGTCTCTCTGTGGTAGTCGTATCCATAAGACGTCTTAGCCCACATCATGGATTTCCCAGCCTTTGCACGCCCTATTTTCCCAAGTTGCATGCGTTCCTTGATTTGCTCCCTTTCCAGCTGGGCAAAGACACTCAAGAGCCCAATCATAGCCTTACCAAAGGGAGTAGAGGTGTCAAAATTCTCCTGTAGGCTCAGAAAAGCTATATTATTCTTTATGAAAATATCCTCAATTAAGTAAAGGGTGTCTTTTTGACTACGGCTAAGACGGTCCAGCTTATAGACTAGAACTGTATCAAATTTTTTCCTTTTAGCGTCTTTGATAAGTCTCTCTAGTGCTGGCCTGTCAGTATTAGATCCCGAGAAACCTCCATCAGTATATATCTTGTAGACGCTCCAGTCCTTAATATCGCAGTAGCTAGAGAGCTTAGCTTTTTGCTCATCGATAGAGTACCCCTCCTCAACTTGTGAGGTAGTGGACACCCTGACATATATAGCTACTTTATTTGTTGTTATCATAGTAGTACCTCTTTCAAAATTTCCTAAAAAATGATAAAATGGGTACAAGAAAACATCTCAAAAGGCAATCTCTTTTGAAAAGTTTTTCTTGTGACTTGCCTCACGCTCAGACTCGCCAAAGTTTTGAGAGCGTGGGGCTTTTTTGTTTGCAACTATTTCCATTTTAGAAACAGTTGGTTTTATTCTTTCGATAAGTGTTGTTGAAGAATTAAGGCCACGTTGGCTTTCTCTTCCTCTGTCATAGGTGGATCATTTGGGTCATCAACTGAAAACTCGATAGCATGCCACTTATCATTGACTCTAATCCATTCTCTTCGTCTGTGGCATTTGCAATCTAGGTTGTGTTTAATCACTTCCATCGGTCTACTTTCGTTACTCATGTCATCCCTCCCGATATATATCCACAACTTCACCGATAATTCGGAAGTCGATGTCTGGTGTGATTGGCATATCTTTGTAATCAGGGTTTAAGCTATGTAGGTATGCTTGTTCTTTGTCAATGACAAGCTGCTTGATATATGCCTCTCCGTTGTAGTTAAATACTCCGATAACACCGTCATTTAAGTCAACACTTGTCTGGATAAACACTAGGTCGCCATCATGATAGTCTGGCTCCATAGAATCCCCTTTTATTGGGATAACAAAGTCAGCATCTACATCTACTGGCAACTCAATCCGTTCCACTCGTACATCATTCAAATACTGCCCAGTACCAGCAGAAGTAGCGTGGTCGTAGTAGTCGTAACCATAGAGTTGAACAACTTTCTCCGATACTTCGTTTATCTTCGCTTCTTCTGTATTCATTTGTGCTTCAAGTAGTTCTTCAGAAGTTCGCAATACAGTTTTTTTATTATAAGTATTTAGCTGTCTAGCCGTGTTTGTAATTGCTTCTAAAAGTGAGTCTGATGGTTGTGTGGTAGTAGCCTTATTTTCAATAAGGTCTGATTTATTTATATTGTAATAGTTTGCCAAAAGTTCAATCTTCCCAATCCGAGGATAAGTTATTCCTTTTAGCCAATCTCGGACGGTAGTATATTTCAAATTAAGGTCAGCGCATAGTGTATTCCTGTCTACTCCTTTTTTCTCCATATAAAAACTTAGATTGTTGGCAAAAATTTCTTTATTTTCGACTTTCATTCCCATCCCTCCTTACATAGTATATTTTACGGCAAAAACGCAAAAAAGTAAAGAATAAAATAAAAAATTGCGAAAAAAACGCAAAAAATACTTGACATTGCGGTTTAACCGCAGTATAATATAATCAAGCTTAAGGAAAAGGAGGTAAGGCAAATGATGGAACACATCATAAAAAGCCTAGCAACCAAGGACACCACAACCGTCATCTTGGTACTAGGCTTAATCAGAGAAGCTCGTCTTTGGCATAAGCAGTACTTAGCTTACAAACTCAAAGACAAAGAGCTTAAGAAAAAGTAGAGAAAGGGGCAGAAGCCCCAACCTCTACTTGATAGTGTACCATCATTTGCCGTGAAAAGCAATGAGTGAAGAAACTGGATTGATAATCCTAGCAGGATTTGTGATTGTATCTTTTACTATCCGTAAGATAGTGGAGTACCGATGTAATAAAAAAGATAAGGAGTAGAAAGGAGATATCATGGAATCATTGATAATTTCAATTTTAACATCTTTTATTGTGACATTTACTATGATGCATTACCACATTTATAAAGTAAATGAACTATACAAAAAATATATGGATTTT